CTCCTCCAGCCCACCAGCCCGTTGCGGTCTTACGAGGACATCCTCGAAGCCATGATGGAGTTCGAGATGACGGGCGGTGACGCGCTGATCAGCGTGACGGAGACCCGATACCCCGAAGTCTATACCTTGGGCCACGCCGACCGCCTGCGGCCCGTAGAGCGCCCTTACGATGCCCGCAAGCTAGTGGTGCCCAACGGCGCCATTTACCTGCTCACGCGCGAGGCGCTGGAGCGGGGGCTGGACTGGTGGACGGCCGACACCTGCTACGCCTACGAGATGCCCGCCAGCCGCTCGGTGGATATCGACACGCTGGATGATCTCGAACTCGCGAGGAAGCTGTGGAACAAGGGCTAGAACTGGCCGACCAGATCGCCGCCGTAGTGCGCCGCATCTATAAAGGGGAGGCCGTGGCGCTCCACCGGCCTTTCATCACCGACGTGGATGCGAGGGCGGTCGCCGATGTTGCGCAGCACGACCCTGTCGGCTACGGGAGCATTTCCTACCTTGAGGAGTGCATAGCGGACCGCCTTGGCGTTAAGCACGCCATTGCGGTGTCCTCCGGCACCGCGGCGCTCCACCTTGCTTTGCTGGCCCATGGGGTTGACCGCAACTCTCATGTCTGTGTGCCGCCGCTGACGTTCGCCGCTGCCGCTGCCGCCGTCACCTACTGTGGGGCTACGCCACAGTTCACCGAGCCGATGTCCCATGACATAAAGATCGGGGTCGATCTGCTTGGCTTCCAGTGCGAGGGCCACCTCCCCGAGATCGAAGATGCGGCCGAGGCACTTGGAAGTGTCGGGGTCGACGGAGTGCCATGCGGTGCTTGGGGTGAGATCGGCGTCCTGAGCTTCAACAACAACAAGATCGTCACCAGCGGCGGCGGCGGGATGGTTGTCACAGACGACGGCGAGAAAGCCGAGTTTGTTCGCCATCTGGCAACCACGGCAAAGATCAAGTCACCGTTTTTGTTTGAGCACGACAAAGTCGGCTACAATTACCGTATGGGGAACCTCGCAGCCGCTCTGGCAATTCCTCAAGTCCAGCGTCTCAATAATACGCTTTTGCAAAAGCGAGAAATCCACGCGATCTATCGGAATGGGTTCGCCAGCATTAAGGGCGTCACGCTTCTTGAGGGTCAGCCGGGCGAAATGCCGAACTACTGGCTCAACGCCATAGAGGTCCCGCCGGAGCACCGCGATACCATCATGGCTGAGCTTCAAAGTCGGGGGATTGGGTGCCGGGCGCTGTTCACGCCGTTGCCTTTGCTTCAGCCGTACAGGGGCGCATTGTTCAGCGGAAAATTGATGGCCGCCGCAAGTAGCGCCTTCGCGCGCACGATCCTCCTCCCCTCCGGCCGCCCGTGATGCCATGGGCAGGAATTGGGCCAAATACGGCATGAAGCAGGCCATGCTCATATGGCAGGGTTACCGCTGCTCGATTTGTGGCGGACAGATCAAGTCGCACCGGGGCGCGAACTTCGACCATGTCTGGCCGCTTTCCCTCGGCGGCTATGACGGCCCGGGTAACGTGGCGATGGCGCACCGGCCCTGCAATTTGAAAAAGGGCAACCGTTTGCCAACGGGTTGCGAAATCATCTGGCTATGCGCGATAAACGCGCGTGGCGGTTTCCCACTTCGACTGAAAGAGGATGTGCCATGCCACGGTTAAGAGTGCTCACCGTCACCACGAGCCGCGCCGACTGGAACGCGCTGGGAATGGTCCATAAGGCCCTCCAGCCAGATGCCGACACAAGGGTGGCGGCAATCGAATATCACCCGGCCATGGGCACCATATGGGAGGATGGTTTCCTGCCCGTCGTCTTTGAAGGGGGGCACAACGCGCAATCCAAGGTGAGCGTCTACAGCCTACTCAAGGCGGCTGGCGAGGTGATGCCAGCGCTGGGCGAGGTCGTTGATCAGTTCCGGCCGGATATCGCGATGATCCTCGGCGACCGCCATGAGATGCTAGCGGTGGCCATGACGCTGGCGATGAAAGGCGTGCCCATCGCGCACATAGGTGGCGGGGACGTGACCGGCGGATCGCTAGATGAGGGATGGCGCCACGCCATCAGTAAGATCAGCAACCTCCACTTCCCCACCAATGCCCCGGCAGCCACCCGGCTGATCCGTATGGGCGAGGACCCGGCAGACGTGTTCATGCTGGGCAGTCCATCGGCGGATCGCATAGCGACCACGCCAGTAATGATCAGGGCCGACACACTGGCGGCCGTGGGCCTCCCCGAGAACACCCGCAGCTTCGTGCTGGCCAACTGGCAGGCCGACACCACGGAGGCCGAGGCGGAGTGGTGGGAGGCGCTTAAGGCGCTCCGGCCGTCCGTCGTGCTGGTAGGATCGAACCCGGATGTGGCCGTCGATGGCTCATTGCCGGTGCGCCGCAAGCCGACCACCCACATGGTCTACCACCAGAGCCTGCCGACGGCGGTGTACCTATCCTGCCTGAAGCACGCCGTGGCGCTGATAGGGAACTCGTCCAGCGGGTTCTATGAGGCGCCCTACTATGGCACCCCGGTCGTCAACATAGGCCAGCGGCAGGCTGGCAGGACGCCCAAGCCCAACTGCATGATCTCGGTGGATGCCAACCGCGCCCTTATCGGCCGGGGTGTGGATAAGGCGCTGGTGGCCGGGCGCTACCCCATCGAGCACGTCTATGGCACCGACGCCGCAGGCAAGATCGCGACGACCATATTGGCCATGAAGGGCCGCACAAACTGGAGGAAGCATTTCCATGATTGAGTGGGATGCAGTCTATAAGGGCCGCCGCATGGCGGCTTACCCGGACACGGCGCTAGTCCGGTTTATCGCCAAGCACTATTACGACGCGCCGGATCGGTCGGGCGTAAGGTTCCTCGATCTTGGGGCTGGGGCTGGGGCTTCAAGCCTCTACCTAGCCCGTGAGGGGTTCTCGGTGACGGCGACCGACATATCCAAAGTGGCGCTGGAGCGGTTGGAGGAGGCGGCAGACAGGGAAGGGCTGCCGGTTGTCTCCACTATCGAGATGGACTTGGCCTCGCCATTATCCATGCTGCCCGCAAACACCGACTGCGCCATCGACGTCTCCTCCCTGTGTTATGTTGACGATGCCCATATCCGTCCGTTGATGCAGCGTATCTATGCGGCGCTCAAGCCGGGCGGCCGCATGTTCCAGATCGCGCCTGCGAGCGATTGTTCACACGGCCCATTTGAGACGTTTCACGGTGGCAAGCCGATCAGGGCACGGTTCCTTTCGCCGGGCAGAGTGGCCGATCTGTTCATTGGGCCGGGGTTCACTGAGATAAAATCCTATCTATACTGGTATGAAAACGGCGATGGCGAAGCGATCCGTCTCTGGGTCACGGACGCGATCAAATGATCGACAGCTATTTCCACCGTGGCCTCGATGCCCTCGCCGCTATAGCCGACGATATCGGCCCCAAGGCAACCATTGCCGTCCCCGACTACATTTGCGACGAAGTCTGGACACTCCTGAAGTCCAAGTTCGCGGCGGTCGAACCGTATAGGATCACCCATAACCTGCTGATCGAATGGGGCACAGTTAAACGTACCGACGTGTTTTACAGCATCGACTATTTCGGCCGTGAAGCCGAGCCCCCTGCGTGGCCGATAATGACGATCCGTGACGCGGTGTGGATGCCCGCTCCAGCGCGCCCGATTGAGGATGGGCAATATTGGTTCAACTCTGCCCGCAAGTTTGCATGGCCGCTGCGCGGGTCAAAAGCGATATCGCATGGGAAGTTAGCGGGGGGTGTTGGCATCAGGCCAGACCCAACGCCAGATTGGCCCGCACGCCGCGCCAACTATGCCGCCATCGTCAAAATGTTGGGCGAGTTTGCTGTGGACATCGAGCCGGGCTTCCCCAGCGTGGTTGCCTACCTCAAGTGGCCGGGGTCATACCTGCTCGGGCAGCACGAGCGCGCAATGGCCGAACGTGGCATCGGGCTCCCCGGCCTATGGGCAAACGCGCAGGGCCATGACAATCCGCTCTATCTGACGCTGGGCTTAATCTCCTGCGACGAGCGCTGGGGCGACTACTGGAGGAGTAAAATATGACAAGTGAAGTCTGGGGCCGGTGGCCCGAAACGCGGTTCGTGGAGTGGGTCATGCGGAAGTATGGCACCGCTGAGGACCGCTCTAAGATCAAGTTCCTTGAGCTTGGTGCCGGGGGCGGTGCGCAGATGCGGTTCCTTTGTGATGAGGGGTTCGATGCGTGGGGGATTGAGGCTACCGATGCAGGCTTTGCCGCCTGCCGGAACCTCGCGCCCCATGCGAAGATGCTCAAGGGTGACCTGACGCTATGGGACCCGTTGAGCGTCCAGTTCGATTGCGTGTTCGATATTTGCACCATGCAGCACCTCGATCCCGTCGAGGCCCGGGTGGCGCTCCAGCGCATCCACAAATGGATCAAGCCCGGTGGCGCGTTCTTCTCTATGTGGGCATCACCGGAAAATGCTCACGAGGGCTTAGATACCCCCGCGTCGTATGCGTTAAAACCCACGGAGATGGCGACCACCTTCAATGGCTTCCGGCTGATCAAGGCCGGTATGCAAGCCATCAAGGTAGAGCCAGATACCCAGAGCACCCGCAGCCACTGGATACTCGAATGGCAAAAGATGGGGCCATGAGGCCAAACATAAGGCTGCCACCCCTGCCCTATGGCGTGTTCGCGGGGAAGCCCCTGAACGCCATCCGCTGGCGGACTATCCTGATCAACAGCAAAAGGAGGAACCCGTGACCGCCGCAACCGTTGAGCATGGGCAGACGCGGCGCCTTGCCGACCTCAAGCCCCACCCCCGCAACAGCCGCATCCATTCCCCGGAGCAGATCAATATGATCATCGCCTCCATGGGCGAGTGGGACTGGACGATGCCTATCCTGATTGATGAGGAGGGCGTGATCCTCGCGGGGCATGCCCGGCAACAGGCGGGGCTTAAGGTCAAAGGGCCTGACTACGAGGCGCCGGTGACGATAGCGCACGGATGGAGCGAGGCGCAAAAGCACGCCTACATCATCGCCGACAACCGGCTGACGGAACTTGGGACATGGGATGAGACGATCCTCAGGGCCGAGATCATGGAGCTTGATCTTAGCGGCTTCAACATCGAGCTTACCGGCTTCGATATGACGCTCCTCGATCCGGCGGACGCGCCCAAGGCAACAGGATCACTGTCGGCACGCTTCGGCGTCCCTCCCTTCAGCGTCCTGAGTGCCCGCGATGGCTGGTGGCAAGATCGCAAGCGGGCGTGGCTGGCGCTGGGTATCCAAAGCGAGGTCGGCCGTGGCGAGGGAGACCACAATGCGGCGCCTAGCGGTGCCCCAATGCCGCTGGATCGAGCAAAGGCCAAAGGGAGAGCCGAGTGAAAAAGCCTGATGCGGCCTCCTATAAGGGGCAGGACAAGCTGAACGCGATCATGGCGCAAAAGACCCGCCGGAAGCCCACTGCCATCCCGGGCGGCGGCGGCGGCGGCGCGTGGATGGATTTAGGCGCGAAGGGTAAGGTCGAGGCCGGGCTGGCGTTCGGGACAGAGCGCACGATCACCGGCACCTCGATCTTCGACCCTGTGCTGTGCGAACTGGCCTATCGGTGGTTCTGCCCGCCCGGCGGCCTGATCCTCGATCCCTTTGCCGGTGGATCGGTGCGTGGCATCGTGGCCTCATGCCTTGGGCGCCCCTACATAGGCGTTGAGCTACGTCCTGAGCAGGTGGCGGCTAACATCGCGCAGATCGCCATTGCAACCGGCCCCAAGCCAGACTGGCGGGTAGGGGATAGCCAGCAGATCGCGACAATCTGTGATGGGGTGGAGGCCGACTTCCTGTTCACCTGCCCACCCTATGGCGACCTTGAGGTCTACAGCGATGACCCGGCCGACATATCGACCATGGCACCTGACGACTTCGACGCCGCCTATGCGCTGATCATCAGCGCCGCTTGCAAGCTCCTTAAGCGCGACCGTTTCGCCTGCGTCGTGATCGGCGACTACCGGGATGCCAAGGGCTTCTTCCGCAACCTGCCGGGCAAGACGATTGACGCCTTCATCGCCGCCGGGCTGAAGCTCTACAATGACGCCATCCTCGTGACGGCCGTCGGATCATTGCCCGTGCGCGCCGGGCGCCAGTTCGAGGCCGGGCGCAAGCTGGGCAACACCCATCAGCGGGTGCTGGTCTTCGTGAAGGGTGACCCCAAGAAAGCAACCGGGGCCATCGGCCCCGTTGAGTTTGGCGAGATCGAGGAGGGGCCGGAGATCACGTCCCCGGCTTAACCGGCTTACCAGCGGCCCAGACCAGCGTCTGGTGCCCATCCCCGTTGATGGCATAGATCATGCCCTTGCGGCCCATCTGTGCCGCCACAGCGATGGCTTCATCCAAGGTGGTCACCGCAACGCTGCTATAGCCACCGGCGCCCGTGAACATCGTAGCCACAAAGCTGACTGCGGAGGCGGCGATTGCCGCCTCCCAATCCGCCCGGTTGAAGTCCCCGAGCAGCTTTGCCCCAGTTGCGATATTCATTTGGCCTGCGCCTCCAGCGCCTTGATCGCCGCGTCCCGGTAACGGCACACGAGGGCCCGGGAAGATGACTTGGGCTCCAGCGTGTCAGCCTTCAGCCCGGCGATGTCCTTTGCCTCGACCATCGCCACGATGGCCGCCAGCCGCTTGCGAAAGGCCTTGTGGGTGGGCTTGCTGAGGTCCGGCACCGTGGGCAACACGCCCGCCGCCGCCGCCGCCGTCAGGGCCGCCAGCTTGGCGTTGGCACGCACCACCGGCTCAGTCTTGAGGTTCACCTCAAAGGGGGCGGTCGGGGTCTTGGTATTCAAAACCTTTTCAACCTCCGCTTTGATTTCTTCCGGGGGCACGTTGTGCAATGGCTTGAGGTCAACGACCTTGGCCGCCGCCTTATTGGCCGCCACCTTCTTCGGCACCGCCTGCTTCCCCTTACCAGAGGGAACAACAGGGATAGTCTTAAGGAACTCCTTCGATACGCTCATATCCGTCAACTCCCTTGGGCGCCCGGCCTATCCAAGCGCCTCGCCTCAGAGATAGGGGAGGGGAAAGGAAACTGCGAGAGGGAATTTCAACAAAGTTTGTTTAAGCGAGCGCGGCGACCATATTGCCGACGTCAGAAGAATGGTCGGCTGAGATTGTGAGGCAGTACGAGGAGGTTGACGGGGGAGGGGTCGCGGGGGGATATTCAGAACCATTCTCGCGTAATCAACTGAAAGCTTTGAAATTATGGCAAAGGGCGGAGCAAGGCCGGGTGCTGGGCGCCCCTCCAAGGAGGAGGCGGAGCGCCGGGCCCGGGTGATCGCGGAAGCCGCGAAATACAAGCCACCGGAGCCGCCGTTCAAGAAGGTTGAGGCGGCGCGTGCGGCGGCCGGGTTGAAGCTGAGTAAGGATATCCTGAGCGAGGCGGCGAACTACTTCCGTGGGCTTGCGGCGCAGTATCAGCCGGGCCAGCCTGCCGCAAACCCGAAGCTCTTTCGCGAGAACATGGTGCTGGCTGGTAAGTTTGCCGCGCAGGCCGCACCATATGAGAGCCCGACGTTCGCATCCATCCGGGTCTCGCAGACGCCCCTCGATCTCGGGCGCCTGACCAATGAGGAGCTAGAGCAGCTTGAACACCTCCATCTTAAGGCAGCCATCGCTGACGGAGATACGGGAGGAGCGCCGCCGTCGATCAACTAGCGAGGCGGCGAAGGGCGACCTTCAATCCATCCGCGACCGCTGCAAGTCGCTCTACGGGTTCGTGCGCGAGGCTTGGCATGTGCTGGAGCCCAACACGGTGTTCATTGATGGCTGGGTGATCCGCGCGATCTGCCAGCACCTTGAGGCGATCACCGACGGCACGTTCCTCACCCTTGGCCTCAGCAACCGCCTGCTGATCAACGTGCCGCCCGGCATGATGAAGTCGCTGCTGGTGTCGGTGCTGTGGCCCGCATGGGAGTGGGGGCCACGCAACCTGACGTCGATGCGCTATCTGACGACCAGCTACAGCGAGGAGTACGCGACCCGCGACAGCCGCAAAATGCGCGACCTGATCCGCTCGGACTGGTATCAGTCGCTCTGGGGGTCGCGCGTCCAGCTTACGCGCTCGGGCGAGGATGCCTTCGCCAATACCGAGATGGGCAATCGCGAGGCCGTGCCCTTCAAGCGCCTCACCGGCGGCCGCGGCGACCGCCTGCTGATAGACGACCCCCACAGCACTGAGAACGCCGAGAGTGAGGCCGACCGCAAGAAGGCCATCCGCATCTTCCGCGAGAGCGCGACAACCCGGCAGAACGATCCCCTGCGATCCGCCATCGTGATCATCATGCAGCGCCTGCACGAGGAGGACGTCTCAGGCGTGGCGCTAGCCATGGACCTCGGCTACGTCCACCTGATGCTGCCCATGGAGTACGAGCCGGAGCGCAAGTGCGTCACCCCGATCTTCGAGGACCCCCGCACCTACGATGGCGAGTTGCTATTCCCCGAGCGCTTCCCCCGATCCGTCGTTGAGCGCGACAAGATACCGATGGGCAGCTTCGGCGTGGCGGGGCAGTTCCAGCAGCGTCCATCGCCGCGTGGCGGCCTCATGTTCAAGCGCGCATGGTTCGAGGTCATCGACGCCATGCCCACCAACATCAAGAAGCGCGTCCGGGGCTGGGACTTGGCGGCGAGCACGGAGGATACGGCCGCGGCCACCGCCGGGGTCAAGCTCGTGCAATTGCATGACAACACCTTCGTGATCGAGCACGTCGTGGTGGAGCGCGAGCGCGGCAACAAGATCAGGGAGATCGTCAAGAACACCGCCACGCAGGACACGATCAACACGATGGTCTCCATCCCGCAGGACCCGGGGCAGGCGGGTAAGGTGCAGGTGCAGGACTTTATCGCCCTGCTGGCGGGCTTCGTCGCCTATGGCAGCCCGGAAAGCGGGGACAAGATCACCCGCGCGCAACCCGTGGCGGCACAGGCTGAGGCGGGTAACATCAAGATACTGAGGGGCCCATGGAACGAGGCGTTCCTGATGGAGCTAGAGACGTTCCCGACGGGTAAGATGAAGGATCAGGTGGACGCCCTGTCGCGGGCCTTCGGCGCCCTGATCACCGGCACGCGCTCGAAGATAGCCATGCCGTATGTGGGGGTGGCGCCCCGCGTTGCCTTCGGCGACCACCCCGATATCGTCAACGGGGCTCAGAACCCGGCGATCCTTCGTCTCGGTGAGTAAGGCGGGCCCGCTTGAGGGTTCCCAGCGCCATGCTCCATGCGAAGCTGGGCGGGTCTTTCGCGTCACTATAGCCGATAACCACCCCGGCGCCGTCGACCACCTCATAGCTGGTGATCCAGCGGCCGCCACCGCTGAAGGATCGGTCTACCAGACGGACGCCGGGGTCCAGCGCCTCGCAGGCCTTCTGGAGGTTCGATTTGCGGTGGGGGCGGCTCATGGATGTCTATCTTTGTGGTGCCGCAGCATATCGTCGTTGGTGACGAACTTCCGTTTGCAGTCTGGGCACGGCACAGTCCGCGCGCTATCGCTCCCGGGATCGAACGGCACGACATCAAGAAGCGCGTATAGCTCTGAGATGATCTTCCCGAACTGGACGTGCTTGCCGCGCGTGACGTGCCAGTAGTCAGAGCCCACCCGTGACGCTGGCTGGTGGACGGTCGTTAATAGTTCCCAGACCTTGACGGTCAAGTCGTCCAGATCATCTGCGGGGGTGCTCATGCGTCCTCCTTCAACCCGCAGGCCGCCTTGAGGCCCGGGTCCAGTGCAAACAGGAGATTGACATTGATCCCCCGGCCGTCATCGAACAGGCCATAGACCTTGTTCTTGGCAAGCTGCTGGGTCAGCACCTTGGTCTCGATCTCGACGCCCATGTAGTCAAACTCGGCGGCATCAAGCGTGTTGTCCATCACCTTGCCGTCCAGCGTGACCCACGCATGGGCGATGGCGATGGGCCAGCCATGCCGCATGGCATAGCCCTCGGTATAGGTGCCACGCCCGCTGCGCAGGGCCCACCGGGCCGCGTTGCTGAAGCACTGCTTGGGGGTGCCCCTGCACCCTACGCGCTTGCCGACGACGCCGGGCTTGCCGTTGCGCAGCACGAACGTCTCAGTCAGGGCGGGATAGCCGAGGGACTTAAAGCCCTCGGTGTACCGCGTCAGGTAGTCTTGAACTGCGTTCATCTGTCTCTCTCCCGTCACCCTCAATATAGGCATTGCGTGCCTAACGTTCAATGCCCCTTGCCCAGCGCAGCCAGTAAATCGGCGGCATGTTCGCGGCCGAATTGCAGGTTGTATTTGGCGGTATCCACCAAGGTGGCGCGGTCGCTCTCGGTGCCGTTGACGGCGGCAACCCCGCACATGCGGCCCACTATCAGGGCGAGTATGGCAACAAACTCACGGTCATTAAGCTTATACTTCCGGGCTGACGCGAGGATGTCATTATAGAATATTTCGTGCTCCGCCGTGGCGGATATGAATGTTGGCTTAGGCATCTAAGGCCTCCTTTGATGTGAGATCGGTTTTATGACACCCTCACGCGGGAGCGCGGGTGCCGATAGCAGGCCGCCATGATGAGGCTGAGGAAGAGGATCGCCCCGACGGTGCTGCCCCATCCGTTCGTGGCGTCATAGCGGGCGCAGAACTCCGGCTCCCCAATCGCCCCATCCACCCACAGCGACCGCTGGGTCCGTTCGATCTTCTCAAGCCCGGCGGCAATGAAGTCGCCAGCCGCGCGCCCAGTCATGTCGTTGATCGAGGATAGCCCGCCCTCCATGTGGTCATGGAATAGCCTGCTGACGTTGTACGTGTAGTTGAAGGCCTCAGGCCCTACGTTGACATCGTAGCTCATTTCTCAGGCCTCCTTTTCCTGTTTGCGGAGATCGGCGGCAAGGCCCAGCGCCTCCCGCATCGAACAGCCGTTGAAGAGATAAGCCCGGCGCGCGAGGTATAGGGTCTTGGCCCGCTGGCGCCGGACCCCACGGGCGGACATGAAGTGATCCACCACCTCACGGAACCCGGCCTCGCCATCCTGCGTCACCTCAAGGCGGTTGGCCTCCGCAACGGAGCGCAGGTAGACAACACGGGTGTCCGCGTTGATGGCGGCGGTCTTCGCATTGAGGGCGACGGCATTGGCGATGACGGTGTCGATGGCGCTCATGGCTCAAGCCTCCGCCGCCGCGTCGCAGAGCGACTGTGCCAGCAGTTGCATGTTGGCGGCGGTACGTCTGACGTCCAGCCGTCCTTCGGCTTCTGCTCGCCGGGCGCCACGGGCGCGGAACATATGCTCCGGGTCCCCGCTTGCCTCGGCGGCTGCCACGTAGGCCAGCACCAGTGTCTCGCTTGCTGTGGCGTGGCGGTAAATCGTCATTTTGCGTTTCCCCGGGGAACCATTCCCCACACCCATGAGATAGGCAATCCGCGCCTATTGTTCAAGGCAATCTCAACAGCGTATGTTGATTTATGTTCGAGCCATTCTCCACCCGCCAAGCCCCGAAAAAGCAAGAGCGCGACACCGAGAGGGCGCGTCTGGTGGATATGGTCCATGCCTATGACACGCTGGGCCCGCTGGCACGTGAAGCGATCCGCGAGAGCCCCGTCGACATGTCCGTGGGGATGATGCTCAATGAGGCGCCCATCGAACTGATCGACCTTGAGCGAGGCGGGTGGCGCGATGCCAAGCTGGCCGAGTGGATCAGGCGCAGTATCGCGCGCAAGATGGGGCGCCCCGCCGAGACTTTTGTGTTGCGGCCGCGCCGTGTTATGACGTTGAGGAGATAGTCACCCCGGGGACAGCCATGGCCGACACCACAATCGCTTTCAATCCCCCGACGCCAAACCAGAACTTTGGGCCGATCCCGCAACTGGACGGGATGACGTTCCGCGAGTTCGGCAACTCCGGCCTTCGTGCCTTCGGCGGCTATGTCCGCGAGGAGTTCCTGCCAGCACTACAGGGGCGGCAGGGCGCCACGATGTATCGCGAGATGAGCGATAACAGCCCGATCATCGGCGCCATCATCTACGCCATCCAAGCGACGATGAAAAAGGTGGACTGGCGCGTCCTCCCCGCCGACGACACCCCGGCGGCGCAAGAGGCGGCCGACTTTGTGGAAAGCATCAAGGACGATATGTCCCACACGTGGGAGGACAGCATCGCCGAGGGCCTGTCCATGCTGGTCTACGGCTACGCCCCGCAGGAGATCAATTACAAGAGGCGCAGCGGCAACAATCCGGGCATGGACCCCCAGAACCCCGGCAAGCGCCTGCCGAAGTCCAAATATAACGACGGCAAGATCGGCTGGCGCTCGCTCCCCCTGCGCGGGCAGGACACGATCATCAAATGGTTCTTCGACAACCACGGCGGCGTCATGGGCCTGACCCAGCAGCCATGGGTGGGCGCCTTGGTGGATATCCCCATTGAGAAGCTCCTGCTGTTCCGCCCGAGCCAGCACAAGGGTAACCCCGAGGGGCGCTCGATCCTGCGCAACGCCTATCGCCCGTACTACATGATCAAGCGGATGGAGGAGCAGGAGGCGATCCTCTACGAGCGCCTCAACGGCATCCCGGTCATCAAGGTCCCCTCCTCGCTCACCGAGCAGGCCCTTTTGGGCAATGTGCAGGCCGCAGCGGCGATGAACCAGTTCAAGGCCATGGCGGTCAACCTGCGCATTGACGAACAGATGGGGCTGGTGCTGCCCAGTGATATGTTCGAGGGCCCGACCGGGCCGAGCACGGCGCCGCAATACTCGCTGGAGCTTGTGTCGCCCGGCGGCGGTAAATCCAGCACCGCGGCCCCTGAGGTGATCGTCCGCCACCAGAACAACATTCTGATGTCAGTGCTGGCCGACTTTCTGTCCCTCGGCCACGGCAAGACGGGCACACAGGCGCTCGCCGATAACAAGGCGGATATGTTCTTTCAGTCCGTCGAGGCTGCCCTCAATGGCATGGCGGCCGTCTATAACCGCCACGGCCTCAAGCGCCTTTGGGAACTCAACGGCATGGACGAGGACCTGATGCCAACCATCGAGCCAGACTTGGCGCAGCGCGTCGATCTGGATGTGCTGGGGAACTATATCAAGAACCTCGCCGGGGCAGGCATGGCGCTGTTCCCGAGCGCCGATCTGGAAACCGCGTTGCTCGATGCTGGCGGCCTGCCGGATATCGCCGACCCGGCCGCACGCGATGCGATGGCCGAGGGTGAGGGCCCTGTGGCCATCGTGGGCCCGGGCGCCGCCATTGCGATCAATGATGCGATCCCGCAGCCCGGGATGCCCGGCGGGCCGCCCCTGCCATCGGCGGGCGGCAAGAGCAACTTCAAGAAGATGCTCGACGCCAGCATTGCGCGCCGGGTGATGAAGCGGCAGGGGCCGACGTACAACATCCGCACCCGGGCGCCGGAGTGACCAATCCCGCGCCCGGCGGGTCACCGGGCATTACATCCCGAAAGGAAGAACTATGTCGTGGTCCTATCATAAGGCCGGTCGCGCCTCTAAGCTGGCCGAAGTCGTGAAACAGCAGATGACCGAAACCGGCGGATGCCCCAAGGGTAGCGCCGAGGAGGCCGCCAAGAACCAGCTTGGCGCGGTGGCCGAGACGCTGCTCAAGAGCCTCCCGGGCGACAAGGTCGTGACCATCTCGGCCAACGGCTCCGCCTACAATAAGCCGGATGGCACCGCCGACTATCAGTCGTGCAAGTTCGAGGTCAGCACCCACGGCGACTTTGTAGAATAACGCCTAAACGGCGGGGTCGCCTTGCGGTCGATGCTGGAGTAAAAGTCTGAGGGTTAACCTGTGCGCGCTAGGAGACCCCCGTGGCAACCCCACTCCGCATCGCCCTTGGCGATCTTGCCTACCTCAACCCGGACAATCTTCAGAACCTTTATGTCCCACTGAACATCGGCTATCTGGCCTCCACCCTCACCCTTGAGGCCTTCGCATGAGTAGGCACATCCGCCCGGCCCGGTATTGGCAGCACCCCCGTGATCCCATCAGGGTGATCGCGGATGATGCCATCCCGGCGCTGAGGCGGGCGCTTACCAAGGTGCTGGCATCAGCCCGGCGGTCCTTCGATACGGCACAGGCGGCCCGCCTGATCGCCGCAGGGCGCTATCGTGAGGTGACGGGCATCATCGACTGGCGGCACAATGAGGAAGCCATGCGTGCGCCCATGGTGTCGCTTGGCGATCTGTACCTCAGCGGCGGCTCCCTTGCTGCCCGCAAGCTCAACGGCTCATTCACCTCGCGCAGGCGCCCGGTGCGCTTCGCCAAGGACGCGGCGGACCTGTTCGCCTTCGACCGCTTCGACCCCGAGACGCAGGCGAAGATCAGGGCATTGCAGGATGCGCTGATCACGGAGCTAGGCGACGAAAGCCGGGACGCTATCGAGCAGACGATCCTCAATGGCCTCCGGCTGGGGCTGAGCGTCGATCAGATCGCGGCCGAGGTGCGCTTGGTGATCGGCCTGACGAAGCAACAGGCGCAGGCGGTGATCAACTTCCGCGAGGCCATGCGCATCCTAGATGGCCCAAACCTGCTGGCGCGTGCCCTGCTTACCGGCGCCGACCGCGCCATGGTGCAGCGCGCCGTCGCCAATGATGAGAAGCTGACCTCCGAGGAGGTCGACGCGGCAACGGAGCGCTATGCCGCCGCATACCTCGCCTATCGGGCGGAGACCATCGCTACGACCGAAGTCACACGGGCCTCCAGCCTCGGGTTGCAGGAGGGTTATTTGCAGGCGGTGCGGCGCGGCGTGCTGCCGGTGCACGCCGTCCACCAGTTCTGGAAGGTGAGCCTTGATGAGCGGACGTGCCAGCACTGCCTGTCCGTCGTGGATATGAACCCCTTGGGGGTGCCGCTCGGCGAGCCCTTCGATAGCGATCAGGGCCCGGTCGATTGCCCGGGCCTCCATCCGAATTGCCGGTGCTCGCTTGAGATGGTCGTCAACCTCGATCTGGTGCCGACGTGGGATGGATCGCTAACCTAACCCAGCCACACAATTGTCGCCGCGAAGAAGATGGCGACTACCGAGGCGATGCCATATAGAAAGCCGAGCAGGCAGCCCAGCGCTCGGGCCTTGCGGTTACGCGGCGGGGTGGTCAAAGTATTTCTCCTCAACCTCGGCCGGTGTGATCCCGGCCCCCTGCATCAGCCGGATCAGGGCCGCCACAAGCGGCGACGGCCCATCCTTGGCCCATGTGCGCCCGAGGCGCGGTGACACCCGGAAGAACGTCGAGGCGGCGGCCTGCGTCATCCCCCACGCCTTGATGGCTTCGCGATATTCTGTCCCGGTCATAGCGGTTCCACCTGCGAGGGCGTCGGCAAATAGTGATCGGCCCGCCCCTTAAACGTATCCGCGATCACCTTGCGGAACACATCCAAGGCATCGAGCACCGCGGGCTCAAGGGAAATCCTCGTGCCATCCTGAGCCCGCAGATCGAGGATGATGTGATAGCCGTCGAAGGAGGCGTAAACGCCATCCCCTAGATAGGTGTCTTGCACTTGCTGCATGATTGATCCTCCTCAGCGCCAGATATAGGCACCCTGTGCCGATACATCAACCGCCAGCCCAGCCACCGGCTCTCGCCGCTTCTTTGGCGGCCGGGGTAAGCTCGCAAATTGTCCACCTGACCTCCCAGCGGTCATTACCACGCGCGAACTTCTCGACATGTTCGATGGTGCTTGGGAGGACGACGCCCTCGGAGATCAACGCATCCAGAACGCCCTCGTTCTCGCTGTAGTTCTTGATCGCAACAAAGCCCGGGAGGGGCGTCAGGCCGTACTCCATCAAGCATGTGGTAAGTCGGGCCAAGGGCGCACCGTTGGGCGCCGTGGCGGTGATCGCCAGCGCGCCGTCGGCATAGCGGCCGAAGCTCAGTACCGCGTCATCGTTCAGGTATTTGGTTTTCAGGTTTATGCGCATCAGTGCACCGCCTCAACGTGCTGGTGCAGGTGCCCGGCTTCGAGCCACTTGGGCTCCGCGCACTCGGGGCACTTCACAAACACCCGCTTTTCCATGCCGCGCCGCTGCTTGGCCCGGACCTCGAAGTCCAGCCCACCCTTACTCACGGCCGTGGCGTAGTTTGCCGGTAGCCTGCTCGGCAACCCGAGCCACGCCCGAAGCTGTGCGCTGTCCATCGCCCATCTGCGGCCGGGGGCCACGAGGTAACGATGCACGCCATGATATCTTTTGCCCACCTTGGTCATCACTCCTTCTCCATCTGCTTGTCGGTCAGGAAGCGCTCGCGGGCGCCGTTGGTGCTGAGCACCAGCCACCCCCAGATGCGCTTGCGGCTGTTCCACTGGCGCACAGCCAGACGTCCGTCCTTAAGCTGCACAACCTCGGGGAGCAGGGCGTCGGCGGTAAAGGCAAAAGCAGTCATGGGAACCTCCTCGGTTCTAGCGCTGGCGGGATGCCGCGCATGTTCCTGTGTTTGCCGCCTCCCGGGGGTCTGTGCCCCCGGGCAGGCACCGGGCTGCCCGCGCCGGTTGGGGAGGCCGCCGAGCGGCCTCGCTAATCACTTTCTGGCTGGCCAAGCAGCCGCGCAACCGCGTTAAAGGTGCCGCGATGCTTCAGCAACACAGCCCTCCGTCGGGCGGCCACCGCTTCCGGTGCATCATAGGCGGCGCGCTGGGTTGCGACCTTTGCCGCATGGTCCGCCATCGTCTTATTGCGCATCGCCAAAATCTTCTGCATCTGGGCGTTCATCTCACTGAACCTTCCATGAGTTGCTCTGAACATGGACCGCGTGCACCGCAACCTCGGCCCCCTTGACGTCCATGGCAGCATGGGCCGAGAGGCCCAAGGCCAACAAGATCGCCCCAATCACCATCATCACCACGTCCCGCTTCATCCAACCGCTCCCTCTTTCTACACCTCACATATAGGCACGCAGTGCCTAACATTCAACGGGGTTTGTTGAAGAATTGCAAAAGCTGGGAGATTGGCAGATATTCCGTCTTGCCACCCCCGTGAGGTTCGCCATGGATGCCTTGATCGAACGCGCCGAGCAGGCCGCCGCTGAGGCCCTCGCGAAGGACGGGCCCGGGGTGGACGCCGTCCATATCTCAAGCGCCCTCCCAGACGTCGGCACGGCCTATTTGCAGCTTGACGATGAGAAGGAGGAGGAGGACGAGCCCGAAGGCGCCTTCGACTTCGTGATCAACGTCACCAAGGCCGACCCGGATAAGCAGTTCATCTTCGGCTGGGCCTCGATCTCGACCGTCAACGGTCAGCTTGTTGTGGACAAGCAGGACGACATGATCGAGATCGCCGAGCTTGAGAAGGCCGCTTATGACTTCGTGATCTACAGCCGCGAGCACGGCCAGATGCACTCGACCCGGGGGACCGGCCGCTGCATCGAGAGTTGCGTGTTCACGCCTGAGAAGGCCGCCGTCGGCATCACCGCGAAGAACGAGAACGGCGAGGCCCTGATGGGCTGGTGGGTGGGCTTCCATATCACCAATGCCGACACGTGGGCCACGCACAAGGCAGGCGGCTTCCCTGAGTTCAGCATCGGCGGCCGCGCCACGCCGCACCCGGTATCGGCGCCCGGCGTGCTCGCCGAGGTTAACAAGTATTCGCCGGATGAGCCACGCGACGATCAAGGGCAGTGGACATCGGGCGGCTGGGGACACTCAGCCTCGGATGAGACGCGCTTCGTGAATATGCTGGCCCGAGACTGGTCGGCCTATGCCATGTGGGAGCAGTTCCAGAATAACGCCCGCTACGTTCTCGCCGGGAAGGAGCGTCCCACGGAAGGCAAGGATCAGCAGAAGGCCTATGACGACGCCAAAAAGCTGCTCGATACGATCAACAATGGCCCGGACGTCGGGGCGCCCCTCTACCGTGGCATCCAAGGCGGCGAGAACTACAAGGTCGGAGATACATTCAGCGAAAGCCTTTCCTCATGGACGGGCGACAAGAGCCTCGCCAATGATTTCGCCACCGGCGCCTATGGCGACCGCGCATTTTTCGGCGGCAGCGCCACAGTCTTTGATGTGATGTCATCGCCCAACTCCAAGGGCATCGAGCTATCGAGCCATATGAAGGCATCGTGGTTTGGTGGGAACGCCGAAAAGTTCGGGGTGTTTAAGGCCGCGCAGGAGTGGCTGACATCAGGCGAGTATCGCGTGACTGGGATATCCCACGCGGGCGGGGTCCGGCACGTTCACGTCACCCGCATTGGCCCGGCCAAGGTCGCCGATCTTGTGAAGTACAGCCCGGACCAGCCGCGCGACAAGGACGGCAAGTGGACCGACGGCTCCCCGGCCGAGGCGCTCTACAATGCCCAGAATGACCCCGGCCGTGACCTCACCGCCGAGCAGATCATCGCACAGGCCAACGGCGAGGATCGGGTCAAGAAGGTCGAGGAATTGCTCGCCGAGGCCCCGGCCACCGATGAGCTTGTCGCCGATGGTGGCTTCAAGAACCCGGACGGCACATGGACGGACGAGCGCGAAGCCCTGCACGATATGATCCTTGATGAGAAGTTCAACGCGGCGGCCGTGGCAGCGGCAACCCCGGCGCCCGGGGAAGACCCAACGCTGACGGTTCTCGGCGGCCGCGGCGGCTCCGGCAAAAGCTGGCTAACGGGCGCGAACGGACCGGTGGACCCCGACACATCCATCGTGCTCGATGCCGATGAGTTCAAATCGCTGCTCCCCGGCTATGAGGGGTGGAACGCAGCCCTCTACCATGAGGAAAGCTCATACCTGATCGAGCAGGCCGATTTGCGCGCCAAGGCGCTGGGCGTCAACGTGGTGCATGATGCCACCATGAAGACCGGCGCCACCATCGCCGGGCGCGTGGCGGGCTATCAGGCGGCTGGCTACAAGATCAACGGCTACTATATGTTCGCGCCGCCACAGGTCGCCGCCACGCGGGCGATTAACCGCTTCCTGAACGGCGGGGCCCATGGGCGCTATGTGCCGGTGCGCATCATCCTCGGCAACACGCAGAACGAGGCAAACTTCGACCGCCTGATCCCGAGCTTCGCAAAGTGGGCGGTCTACGATAACAGCAAGGGCGGTGGCGGCAGCCCTGTCCTGACCGCGCATGGAGGCAAGTAAATGGTGCGCAAAGCGATCAGCGACGATGCCTACGAAAACGAGGCCGGAGCCCCGAAGGAACTACCGGCCTCGAAGATTACGCAGATCAAGGAATGGGCCGCTAAGCGGCGGGCTGAGGCGGATGGGCTGCTTGGACGACGTCAGTCGGCTCCAAAGCCTCGCGGGCCGTCATACTGACAACCACCAGCGCCTGCTTGGCCTCGCCGTAGTCCGCCGGTTTGTATCCCTCGGCATACTCGGCGATCCCAGTGAGCGCCTTCCGAAGCTTCCGCTCCCGCGCCGCCGCCCAGTGAGGGGGCCAGATCGCCCCCTCGGGCTCAAAGACCACCGGTGCCTCATCCGCCCAGATCGCCGGGTAACCGGCCTTCATGAGCGATGCCTCGGCGGTTGGGCCGTCGATCCCCACCATTAACACCGCCTGCCACCGGAAATTCATCGTCCCGCCGGTGCGGTAGAACAGGGTCTTCATTCAGGCCTCCTTCGGTTCAGGCTTCACCCACGCCGGGCGTTCGTTCTCCGGCGGGTCTTTCTTGGTCGGTCCCCTCATCGGCATGAGCACGCCGAACAGGTACTCATACCCAAGGAACCTGATCAGCGCCGGGTCGCCGATCTCCTTGGCGTTGATCAAAATGGCGCGGACCTCGCCGATTGCCGCCTTCCCGGCCTCGGCGAACACCGTGAGCCTTGCGGGGTTGTACCAATCAACAGCTCCCGGCTTACCGCCTTCCGGCACCACCCGGCGCCAGTCTGGGAAGCTGGCATCCTCGATCTCCCAGTCAACGCACATGAATAGCTTCTTCTCCTCGTCGTTCGAGGTGATGCACACCGTGCCGTCATTGAACGACCTCAGCAGCCGGGGCCCGGTTTCTTTCTTGTCTTGTTTGAGCGCCTTGAGGGCATCCTTGCTGAGCTTCACGATCACCTGCTTATCGCAGAACCCATCGGGGTCGAAAGCCGAGAGCAGGGTCGACCCATCCGTGGCGGTGAGCGTGGCGCCCCCGCCGGGCTGGGGTTCGATGTTGACCCCATTGAGGTAGTAACGGGTCTCATCGGCCGATATGGCGAATGCCACGGCCCGGAACAGATTGGCATTTACTTTGAACATTGCAGTCCTCCTTCGGGATGATCCCCGGTGCTACCCACCGCTCGGGCGGGTAGGGCGAGGGTTCACATTCCTTCCATTGCGTTGAAGATCGCCGTGTAGTTGTAGACACCGCCGTCCGGTGTGCGGGTGGCGCCCTCGCGGGTCAAGGTGTTCAGCATCATGCGAGCGCCCTTGGCCCGGCCCTTCATCACCTCGATGCAGTCGAGCGCGAGGCGATAGAGGCCTTCGTCATTGTTGATCCAGAGGCTCACGTTCCACTGGTTCCAACTCTTGTACCCGTTGTAT